CATTGGCTAGCAGCTCGTCAACCAGGATCCTGTTCCTGGCTGCACCGCTGTAGTTGCTTTTTTCTAAGCCGGCGCGGTACGGCTCTATGCGATCATCAAGGCCTAGCTTAGTGACCAGGCGATTGAACCCAGACTTACCGCCCATTGCCACATACATACGGTTGAGGGCTCTCTCTACGCCCTCGTCGGCGTACATTTTCTCGATGCCAACGTGCGTGCTTTCATGCAGGATCGCTCGCTCAGCGTGCGTCTGGTCAACAATGTTCTGTCGCACCAGGTAAACCTTGCCGCCCTTGGTGGCCGCAGTAACACTCTCTAACCCTTGCGCCTGTGCGTCTTGCTGGACTTCTTGCGGTAGCTCGCTAAATCTGTCGACAACAATAATGTTGTTCCTGGCTGCCTGGTTGTCGCCCACTACTCCGTCAATCACTTCTTGCAGCCGGTTATTGTTAATAAACTCCCGGACAGGGAACGGTAAATCAAACGCTTCCGCTAACTCTCGCTCGTTCTGCTCAAATCGCCTGGTGGTTTCTTGCCTGGATCGCTCTACGGCATCCTCTCTGGGGCGCCGCGCCCTCATTCTTTCTATTGATCTGCGAGATCGTGGCTGCAACCTGTCTCCAGATCGCTCCATCGCAGCGTCCATCCTGCGCCGAATTGCGGCCATACGGGCGGTTCTACTTTCCTGGAACAGGCTGCCCTGGCCTCTGTCAGTCTGCAGCGGGTCCGCCGTGCCGGAAATGGTCCCTTCAGTAGGCTCCAGGTCAAACAGCTCTCGCTCTCTGTCGATCTGCGCTATTCGCTCTGCTGCTTCTGTATCTGTGTTTGCCAGCTCTCGCAGCTCTTCTTCGGTGTATGTGTTGAGAATGTCGCGTCTGCGGCCAGACATAAACCGACTGCCGCCTCGCTCTCTCCTTCGCCTTTCGCGGAGTCGATCAAGACCTTGCCTGGTGGTTTCTTGGTTAAACTCAGACGCCGGAGGGGTTTCGCCACGCTTGATAGCACGATCTCGTTTTATGAGAGCTTGTACTGCTCGCCGCTCATGGATCTTATCGTCGACAATCTCGGTGCCACTAATTTCACCCTTGAATACATCGAAAGCACCATCCTCATCGTTGTAGCGTGCAACAGAGGTATTAGGCAAAGACTCAATAACACCAATAATTTCGTTGGTTTGCCTGTCTGTGACTGTGCGAATGAAATTAGGCCGACTCGACCGTGCGTTTTCCGCTAGCCCTGACTTGGCTTCCCCTACAATATATTCGTTGCCAGCCAGGTATTGCAGCTCACTTGCCGGCATCGGTTGATAATCGCGGTTCGACTCAGCCTCAAACCTTTCCTCTTCTGGCGTCAACGGTACAACGCCGTCTGAGTATGTCTCTGACTCCCGCAGCTCAGCCATTAGCTCATCGAGCTGATTGCGCAGGCCTGCTCTCTCCTGGGCTTTTCTTCCAGGCTGCCCAGCTTCAAGATAGGTCAGATCTCTGTTTTCATTCCACTGGAAAAGAGCCTGGCGGATAGCGTCTATCGCTTCATTGACTCCGGCGACTTGCGCGTCATAACTCTCGCCTGCAGGCTTGAAGTACCCTGCTTCCCGCATCAGCTCAGCAATTTCGTCAAACGTCCTGCCATCTCTTTTGAACAAGCCGCTAGGCACTGTACTGCCGCTGACAACAAAGTCCTCACTGCGCGCATCTGCGATATTGATTCCGCCCATCATTTTGATTGCGCTAAACAGGTCTGTGTCCAGGTTGTAGCTGCCGCGAGAAGTCCCTCTGTTAATCGCCCTGATTAATTTATTTATAGCAGCAATATCTGCTTCTATCTCTGCTTCACTTCTAGGCGCTTCTTCCGGCCGGTAATCCTCCGGCACTGGCTCTATCTCTTGCTCGTCTGGTACCCGGCCAGCAGCAATGTCCTCTTCTTGACTGCGGCGTATTGCCTCTTCTTCGCGTGTTTGAACAATGCCACCCACGCCTGGTTGCATTACTTCCCTGATTGGGGTGGGCAGACCTTCCGGCAGCCGGCCCTCTAACGCAAATCCTTCTCCGTCCTCGATGACGTTCCAGTTGTACTCTAGGTTTTGTCGCTTGACTCCTACCAATGCTGCGGCGGCAGACTGCCTGGTGGGGTAGGGCTGCCCATTCTTTTTGCGCAGAGTCAGGGTGCTAGGACGCTCTTCTACATCCTGCTCCAGCAATGGGACGCCTGGGTCAACGCGCTCCGCAAGCTGCTCTCCCAGGACGGTTCTAGCTTCCGCTGCCATAGCGGGATCACGGATCTCTGTCTCTCCAGAGGGTCCAACCACAAAGTCACTTTCCGCGACGTCTTGCGCTGTAGGTTCGTCGGGCTCCTGGCCGTATATGATGTTTTGATTTTCAAGCAGATCGTCCCTGGCCCGTACCGGCGGTAGGTCAGGCTCTTGGGTAGTGCTTCTGGGGCGCCTGGCAACACCTTCCTGGCTAACTTCAAAATCTGCCGGCGCTCCGAGAGCTGGTGTTGTCCTGGTAACTGGTATGCCTGATTGCTCAAGCTGGCTGATAGTTTCGTCGATGCGGGGCAGCAGCTCGCCTTCCAGGACATTTTGATACTCGAATGCCCTTCGCCGGCCGCTTTCAGCAGACAAAATGGGGGTAGACGCTATATCGCGTACTTGGGAAAGAATGGTGGGGATGGGCGCTAAATTGCCCTGGGATTGGTATTCCTGCGCTTCTTGCAGCCTGGTTAGGCCGAACTGCAGGCGCGCAATATCATCCTCAAGCTGCGCGTAATCTTCATTGAACGGCCGACCTTGCTCATCGAGTCTAACGCTGTCGGTTTCTGACAGGGCGCGCTGCTCTCTGCGAGCTGCGATGATTGCTCTGTTAAGGGTGTTGCGGAGGGATCCTATCAAGTCCACTGTGGGAGTGGTGTCTGGCACATTCGGGATCTGTACCTCGACACCGCCCAGGCCACCTATTGAGGATTGCTGCTCTGCCTCCTGGGCAGCTTGCCGCTCTGCAGCCTGGCGACGGCCAGCCTCCTCCATTTCCCGATTGAGCTGGTCCGTGAATGGTGTGCGGGACGCTCCTGCCACCTGATTTGTGCGAGCTGCAGCATTAGCTGCTTGATCTAGGGCGTCACCACCGGCAGCTCTTGCTTCCTCCGCGCCTGCCCTGGCAGCTTGCGATATCGGATCTGACAGCCCGGACAGGTTAAATTCAAAGGTTGGGAAGCGAATGCTTGCCTGGCGCGCCAGCTCCTGTATTTCTTGTCTCTGCACCTCTGCTGAATACGGCGCTATTTGCCCCAGCTCCAGCTCCTGGTTGAGCCTGTCAATCCTGGCCTGCAAGTCGATCTGTATCTGGCTAGGCTCCCTGCCTCCAAACACATCCACCTGTGGGGTGCGCAATGTTCCCGAAACGGCACCACCGGCAGCACCAATACCTCCGCCTGCCACCGCTCCGGCCAGCCCTCTGTCTAGGCTGGTGGCCGCATCCCAAGGAACTGGGGTGCCGAGCGTTTCCCCGGCATATTCAATTTGCTCTTGTAAAAACTCTGTAGTCGCCTCTTTGCCAAGGCCTACACCAGTGCCTTTGATAAAGCCTTTGCCGGCAGTGTCTAATATGCCTTTTGCGCCTATTCGTTCTAGGAGGGCTACTGGCAGCGCCGTTGCTGCGCCTTCCGCAAGCTCTTGCAATCGAATCTGATCTAGGCCTTTGTTTTCCGCCCTCTGCTCGCCAATTTCTTGCGACCTTGATAAAAAATACGCTGGGAATGCTGCTACAGCAGCAATCATATCTGGCAGCGAATGAACGCCAGACTCAAAAACATATCCAGCCAGCTTTTTTACGTTGAGTGGATCGTCCTTGTAATCTTCCCAGGTGAATCTACGCTGGTTTTGAAAATCGAGGTCTTGCTCTATACTTTCGCCGAACCCGCCAAGCAAGCTCGCCGTTTCTTCTGGCTTAGCATATAACTCAAACGATATTCCGTCCGGCTCGAAACGTATATAAGGGTTGATCCCGGTAAGATCATACAGAGCCTCTTCACCAGCCTCTGCCAGTGTCCCTATTCCCTGGACAAGGTTAGAAACGATAGCTGAGCCGCGCTCTCCGAATCCCGCTAGCCCGTTGACAAAAAAATTCCTTTCTTCCTCCTCTTCGTCGTCGTCGAATAGTCCGGGGCTAAAAATGACAGGCGAGCCGAGTGAAGAAGGAGGGGTATACTCATCGTCGAAAAGCCCAGGGTTAAACCGAACAGGGTCAGCCATTTTTACCCGCCTATTTCTTCTCTAAGTCTATCAATCGCTCGATCTAGCCGTTCCTTGGTGTATTTCTGATTGCCGACTGTATACAAACCATCCTCGTCGGGTCCGGCTTGTAGCGCCGTTTCAAGCGCCTCCAGTTGGATCTGCGCAGGGGAATTGCCATCTTGCACTTGTACTGGGGTGCCGGTTGACTGAACGCCATCTACCAACCCACTCGATTCGGTGAAATCGAATTGTTGGACGCCCGTGATGTTACCTTTCTCGTCGCGTATGGGTACGCCGTATCTCGTGTTGCCGTACAAATCGCTGTAAGGAATAAGCTGCGTCTCTTGTATCGTAATCGCTCGATCCAGACGCTTATACGCTTCAGATTCGGGGCCAAAGTTAGGATCATTCCTAAGCCTGTCCAGATCGGCATATCGCCGGCCCCAATCAGATTGAGCAAAGTTTTCCCGTACGTACTTCTCCAGCTCTTTTCGATTGGCAAATTCTAAGTTGGCCATGCTTTTTTGCTGCCCAAAGAGTGCTTCCTGCTGCTTTGTCTGAAACGCCTCAGAGCGATCCATGTCAGCAACCGCATCTTTTCTAGCCCTGGCGTAAACCCTATCCTGGTAGGCTTGCAGCCGCTCCTCGCGCCTTCTATCAATACCCTCACTAAATAGTGCGCCGCCGAATGTCTGCGCTGCCTGGCCCAGGCCGCCAAGCAGGCCGAGAAACCCATAACTGGCCATCGATTATGCTCCCATCATTGGTTGCTGTTGTTCCTGCGGGGCAGCAGCCTGCTGCGGTGCTGCGTCCTCTTCTAGTGCGCCAACAGGCACATCTTCCTCTGGCAGCTCGTCAAAGAATTGGTCTGGCACCTGGTTCGCCTCTTCTGCAAAGCCACGATCGTCAACCTGGGCCATAGCATTTGCCAGGCTTTCTACTTGCTCTGGGGGTAATCCCTGGTCTTGGGCGAACATAATGACCATGTGCTTGAATGCTGCGGATACGTCTGCCGGGCTAGTCTCTACACCAGATGCCTCAGCAATCTCAAACACTTCATTCAATGCCATCATGCCAAGAACGGATAGGTTTTCTTCTTTAATCTCGCCGTCAGTGTCAACGTCACTAGACTCTGCCAGTTTGTAAGCAATCGTAGCCATAATGCGCGGCACGCTTGTTGGCGACTTTGCGACCTGTTCGGATATGCTGTCACCCAGACCCTCCTCATACAGCCGGCTGCCCATAGCCATAATTGCGCTTTCGAGCGCTGGATCGTCTAGCGATGCGTTTTCAGCATTTTGTTTGGCGCCTTGTAATAATCCTGCCATGACTACGCTACTCCCCCTGACTGATTTTGATACTCATACTCTCCAGTTTGCGGGTTATATACCGGCATACCAATATATGTGCCTACATTCTGCTGGTAGGCCAGCAGTGCTGCCGCCTCATCAGCTCTGCGCTGCCTTTCTTGTTTTTCTAATGATTTGCCTTGGGCGTAACCAGAGAGCATTTGGCCGCCGCTCATAACCACCGCTGCTTTTGTAAGATCACCGCTAAGCAATCCCTTTCCTGCCGCCTTGACCCCAGCCGGGTTCCCGCCCATTTGGCCCGTTACCGGGTTCACATAATCAGGGACTCCTGTTGTTATTTTTGAAGCCGCAGTTTGTGCGCCTGCGCCCGTTCCAGCTCCAGCGCCTGCTGTTCCCGCTCCAGCTCCAGGAATTGTGGTTGGCACTTTCGTAGCGGTCACTGTAACTGGTTGCAATGCAGATGACCCTGTAGCTGCACCAGTGCCAGCCGCACCACCAGCTCCAGCTCCTGCCGTGCCGCTAATGGTTGTTGGCACCTTTGTTGCCGTTACTGTAACCGGCTGCAATGCAGATGATCCTGCAGCTCCAGCAGCTCCAGCGGCGCCAGCAGCAGCGCCTGCTCCTGTTGCAGCGCCGGCCCCATAAGCGCCTGTAAATCCGCCTGTTAGAGAGCTACCAGCAGCACCCACCTTTCCAGCCGCGAGCGCTGATCCAGCTCCTGTAACGCCGGCCCAGGCACTGCCTAGACCGGCTTTCGCCCCGGCAATAAACCCTCCGCCTCCTGCGCCCAGGCCTCCTAAGCCGCCCATAAGGGCTGCACCTCCGAAATAAATTAGCGCTGCGGTGGCGATGACCTTGAACAGCTTGGACTTAAATATCTTTTTCTTGACCTTAACAACGGCCTTGACGACGCCCTTGACTACCTTACCGATAGCCTTGCCGACCTTTTTAACGACCTTGCTCATGTTTGACCTCGCACATAGGTGCAATTCATTGATAAACGGGAAAACCCAATTCGTCCCAACAGCTTTAGCAGCCGGGGATCTGTCTCAGGCTCTAGCTCTATAACAGCGACTTTGATGACCGGGCGTGACTTGACCCACTTTGCAAACTGGCGCAGCAGTTTGACACCCTCCCCAGGCACCCTGGTGAAGTACAGCATCATCGAGCATTGTTGGCGCTCATACCAAAACGAGCGTTCAGCCATAGCGCCTACTGCCGCCACAACCTCTCCCTCTATTTCTGACACCCAGACAAAATGCTGATTCCCGGCAATCGCCTCTCGCGCCGTATCAGCCATTGACTCTCGACAAATCCGAACCGGAAGGGGATTTTGATTTACTGACTCTACCGCCAGATCTACAATCGCCGGGATATCGGCAAACGTAGCTTCTCTAATCATTCAGATTATCTGCCGCCGCCGCCTCCGCCTCCGCCGCCTTGGCCGCCTGATGGATCGAATGGAACATACTGTCCGTCAACCAGCATATAGGTTATTCCGGTTGCTGGATCTCGATACAGATTTGACATAAGGCCGCTGCCGCCACCCCCCAGATACACTAGGTTTGCAGGATCGCCAGTGTAGTTGCCGGTTGGCCCAGTATTGCCATCACCGCCACCTGGATCTGTGGGATCGTCATCTACCCCACGGAGCCGATATCCGCCAGTTGGTGCTATATATATCTGCCCAGTAGATGGATTGGTTAGAAGCTCAATCCCCTGGCTAACCTCTGCGCCTTCTTCCGGCGGAATAATCCATGTCGGGTGATGCGCCGCGCCATACTGGCTGCCAAATGGACCAATCCAGTAATTAGCTTCTGGATCAAACGCATCACCAAGCAATGCCTCTGGGTTAGTGTACGCCGTTGCATCAACGCCCTCTGGCAGTTCGTTCTGGCGGTCCTGCTGCATACCCGCCGTTATCTGGCTTACCAGCGCTGGGGTAGAGTTCGCCAGGGACAGCACGTTTCTGATTGCATTCTGTTTCTGCGTAGCGGTTAAATTCGGGTCAGCATATATCTGCGCAATGCTTTCCATTGTCGAGTACATAACCGTAGACGCCGTTTGAGCGTCCACTCGATATCTATCAAACTCGCGCTGCAGCTCATTCTGAGCAGCATTCCATTCCTGCGCATTTGTTTGTGACCATTCCTCAAACGCGATGCGATCATTTGACAGCATCTGTGATAAGGCACGATCCAGGGCTGCCTCGCTAGTTTGTAGAGTTCTATCAAGCGCTCTTTCGCCTGCTTGAAAACTTCTATCCAGCGCACTTTCGCCAGATCTAAACTCCTGGTCATTTTCTTGCAGTCTTTCTTGAAGCTCTCTGTCCAGTGCGTTCTCACTGCCCTGGAAGTCAAACTGCCTTTCTTGCAAATAGTTTCGCAGCTCTCTGTCAGCCTGGTTCTGTTGCGCGGTAAAGAGCTGTTGGTCATCTTGTAGTAAACGCGCAGCCTCCCGCTGGAGGAAATTCTGTATTGCCGTGTTGGCCGCATTAGCATTAAACGCTCCTGCCTGATTCAGAGATTCTGCGTTAAAACGATTAGTTACGTTTTCTTCTGAGACGTTAAACCTGGATATTTCTGTTCCGAGCGCAGCATCCTGCAGTGCTGATCTGCCCTCTATATCAGTGACCTGGCCTGCCGCTTCTGCAAACGTCCTGGCATCTTGCTGGGCGATTGGCAGCGCAGCATCTATCGCTGCTTGTTGAGATGCCTGTGCGGCTATAGAGCTGTTTAGTAGCCCTCTTTGGTTGGCAAACTGCAAGCCAGCGGTCCTAGCCCTTTGAATGATTGGATTGTTAGCCTGCAGTATCTGATCAAGTTGATATGCAACCGTCTCTTCTGGCTGCACTGTCCTGGTAACGTCAGCCACCTCAGTGACTTGTGCTGCATTAGGATCAGAAGCAGTTGCTGCTTCATACGTCTCCGCGTCCATGCTCGCTTGACCTATGCTGGTTTGCGAGCCAGCGGGTGTGTCTGTGGGGGTAGGGGCGGTTGGCACGCCACTATCCGACTGATTCAGCGCCCTGGCCTCCTCAGAGTTGGCGATCATAGCCTCGATTTCTTGCAGCGACGTACCTTCTCGCGCCATCGCCAGCCATCCAGCGACTTCCTGCTCCCCTGCAGCGCGCTCTAGGTACCGCGCATACATTTGGCGCACGGCGCCCATAACATTGCCGCCGTGTTCCGGGGAATGTCTAATGTCGCGCTGTACGTCCTGGATGGACCGTCCGTTGCGCATATCATTGAGCCAATACTCTAGCCCAGCATCCAGGGGGGCTCGCCCCAGAATATCCCGGTATGCTCTGATAATCTGCTGTTTCGCTGCTTCCTCGTTGAAGTTGTCTGGCGTAGTAGTGGTATCGCTGTCATTTGTGACGTTGCCACTGGTTTCAGCCTCTTGTGCATCTGCCCCTGACTGCGCTGCATTCGGGTCCGATGCTGCAGCTTGCTCTGCTGCCTGGGCTGCTGCAAACGCCATTCCTTCCGGGCTGGCCGCTATCGCGGCCTCTACCTCTGCCACAGGCGCGCCATCTGCGAGCAAATCTGCCCAGGCCTGCATATACTCTGGGTTGCCATTTCGTCCCAGATATTGGTTGTAAAGACTATTAACCGTCGACATTCGGGCAGCGTTAGTTGCTCCGCCTGCCGGCGGGATCGGTACGTCCGTTTCAGCAACAGCTTCTGTAATAGGGGTATCCGCATCTGCGGCATCTGTGACAGTTACACTGTCGCTAGGGGATGTTGTGGCTGCTGCTGTTTGCTGCTGAGCTGCTGCTGCTTGCTGCTGAGCGGCAGCCTCTTGCTGCTGCGCTACTGCTTGTGTTTGCGCTGCGGCGGGGGCGCTAGTAATGCCAGTGACAGTATTAGCGAGGTTATTGAATAATGTCCCGGCCGTTGGCGCACTAGCAGCTTGATCTAATGCGTCAGGCTCCGCGTCAGTAATTGCTGGGCCAGCTTGACTGCGAGAAGCCAACAGACCACCACGGCCAGCCCGTCCTCTAGCCATTGGAGCCATACGGCCTTCCATCATGTCCATGACTTCTTGGCTGGGTTGCGACAAGCGATCAGGGGTGGCGTCTGCGTAGCGCTCCGCCATCTCAGCTCCTGGATCGGGCTGCATCCTGGGCGCGTCTATACCGCCAGAGCGATCCTCCATCATTTGTCTGACGGTTTCACGCGGCATTGCACCATCGCCCATTCCCATATCTGGGAGATCGCTAGGCACAACAGCGCCTGGCTCTGCCATATCGGGAACAGTACGCATAGTAGAGCCGCCCATTCCGCCCATCCGTGGGGCAGGCGCGAATGGGGAATTTAGCAGGCCGCGCTGGGCCTGCCTTTGCTGCGCCCGTCTAGCGTATAGCTCCTCTAATGTGAGTGCCATTTATAGCTCCTTGTCATTAGAAGGGTTTACGAGCTGGGCTTAGTGGGCCAATCGTCGGCTTCCAGGTTGGGCCAATCAGAGTGAGCGGGAAGATCTCGCAGTGCGGTGCGATAGGTAGACCACGCGCTAGGCACACTTTCGCCAGCTTCCAAAGCCCTAGTTACAACAAAATCCGACTCACCAAGCAGCGCGTTTCTCTGGTTTCGATTAGCCTCTGCAACTGCTGCATTGTTTGCAGCGGTAGCTGCCGCCGTGATCTCATCCTCAGTCATTTCCCGGATTTCGCCATCCTCTTTGACCAGGAAAGAGCCGACCGGATGGCGTGTCTCCTCGTACCCCTCAATGGCATTAAGGTTCATACCAATGCAGGTTCCGTCCGAGTTAAATAGTGCGTATGGCATAATTAGCGATCTCCAAATAGTGTGGCACACGCATTGTAAATTTCATGCGGCGAGCCGATTGCGTTAGTGTTGCCCGTTGATCTTCCCTGCTGCAATGCTGTCAACATCCTCATGTCACAGACGATATTTGCATTAGAGAAGGTATTATCCAGACCGTAAAACTGATTTGTGTCCATAAATATATACGTTGTTTGATATGCCGTTGATGAGAACAAGCCAACCAAAACGGTCTTGCCTGCCGGTACGGATACATTCTGACCACCAGCGATGTTGTAGTTGATATTACTGCTCGCATACGACGCTACGTTTGTCCACGATCCACCGGTAACAGTCGAGTAAAGCGTGCCGCTGCTGTTCGTAGGAGTGAAATAACCCCATGAACAACCAGAGTAGCTATTGCTGTATGAACTGGCATAGGCATAGATCGGCACGTTTATAGCTGCACTGCTGATATTTCTGATCGGCATGATGCGAACGTAAAAACCACCATAACTGGTTTGGTTCTGGTAGTAATAATGGTTCTTGTACGAATGCCCGACTCGCTTGTTGTTGGCGAATTGCATCTCTCTGTGGGGCAGTCCTGCGTGGCTGACAGTATACATATGGGTATTGGAACCATCTGGATAACCGTCACCAAGAAACATATTCCATGTTTCATCGACATTGCTCGATCCGAACGCATTATTTCCATAATGGTTCCCGTTAGGACCGTCACTGGTAGTCCAGGCTCCACTGCTGTAAGAGTTACCTCTCGCTGACCCAGTTACCACTGTTCCGACAACATCATCAGGTACTTCAAGAGCGATACCGGCAGGGCCGGCGCCCCACTCAGCAGCAGTCCCGTTGCTTTTCAAGAATTGCCCATTATTGCCAGCAGTTGATGGAATCGGGAACGCTCCGAACTGAAGCTGACCAGAACCATCAGTCGTGACAGGCTTGTTGGCAGTGCCATCCGCTGCCGGCAGTGCTAAGGGTGAAAACGTCAAGTTACCGTTAGTTGCACCAACCAAAGGTTGATTGTTTGCTGTTGCGTCCGTAGCCGGCAGTGTTAGGACATCCCCGCCATTCTTCTGGACTTGATCTACAATGATCTTACTCATAGTGAGTTTCCTCTAGTTTAGAAAATTAACTCGCGGGGACGCGAGGTTGCTTATAAACCCGAATGAACGGGTTGACCTGTAGAGTTGCTGCGGAGTAGTACGCTCCACCCAACCCAAATTGATAGGCATCGACTTTTTGTGGGCTTTTTAGCTGATAACGGACTTCCGTTCCAAGCCCCTGCCCTCCAGTGGAGTTGGCGGGGTACGCCACATAGTGGATGTGGTAGATATTCGGGCCACTGCCAGGATCATTTGGCGAATTGAAATGAAAGGTGATTTCTTTGCGATTTTGAGCGCCAGAGTCAGCAAGTGTGTCGTTCGACGCTGAGTTAGGCGTAAACCCATTATTGCCGGAAAAACTACTATCACTGCCATAGCCGTTGTATTGTGATACGCCATACGTTCCCCACCATGCGTATTGAGTAGAGCCGCTTACTGCGCCCCCATTATGGCGAGGATAGAGAATCATCCGCGTCGACCCGCTGTTCGGGGCGAAACCTTGCATCTCAACGTAGTAGGCCGCGAAGTTTGCTGTGTCTATGGTGGGAATTAAGTCGAGCTGGCCTGACGGTGGTGTATCGGTATAGATTTTTTCGTAATCCAGTATCCACTGCACACGATTATCTATCTGGCTTTGCACATCAGCCGTGGTAAGGGAGCTAGAGGCGCCTGCGCCACTAGCAGTGTTAGTGCGTATTGTTCTAGCCATAATTAAATTGCAACCTCTGTTACAGTGAACGACACAGACGTTGACGAGGCCTTGTCATTATCAGCATAAAGGGCGTCGCCAGGATTAAGAACTAAGCCGTTTCGGGTGTAATTACCGATAGCAGTGCTTTTCTCTAGCAGCCCAGCTTGGCTCATTTCAGTCAGGCCCGTGCTTACTTGCACCACAGTACCGTCACTTTTTAAGAGATAGTCAGCAGCATTAGCATCCTGGTTTTTGATGATGTACGCACCGTCTAAATAGGTGGAAGCGGGCGTCCATGTGCCAAGGTTTTCGGAAAAATATGCGTTTTGGTTGGTAAGATCCCACATCAACCAAAGGTTAGCCCCCACTTTTGCTGGGATAGACGTTGATAGAGTGTTGTTAATCGGGTAGTCGCCAACTTTGACAAACGAGCCAAAGGAGTGCGGATCCGTATTGTACGGCCCAGAGCCATCTGTCCCGATGTTACTGTTCGCGTTGCTGGTGTGGGATTTCCAAGGCAGCTCGAAAATTCCAGCATTTGCCGCCGTGCTGTGCTTGAAGCAGTAATAGTATTTATCGTTTGCTTTGTTGTATTTCATCCATTGGAAACTGCCTCGCTCAGTGGTAAACCAGCCGGTAACATCTGCGGCCGTGCTTATAAGGCTGCTGAGGTTCGGATTTTGGCTGAGCGTACTGCTAACAGTTGCGCTGTGATCGGTGGGCAGGGTGCCGTTGAACTGTGCTCGCCCCAAAACACACAGGTGAACCCTGGATTGACTGTTACTAGAGGGGTTTTGGTAATTGAGAATAAATACACCGCCCTCTGCCATCATTTCCGGCGAATGCTTCACCTGACGGGTAGTATGAGAGGGGTAGTTGTACGGATCTTGTCCGGTGCCGTTCATAAGCACCTGGTACGCCGGGGAGCCGCTGGTACCGTTTACATCATTTATAGCGTTGTCGCCCGGCCTGGCTATGCCACCGCTCATATACGCTGAGTTTTGGAGGGACATAAAGCTCAAAGTGTATTGGCAAAACGCAAATCCTCTTTGGTAGTAGCTTTGCGATTTATGCACGCTATATGCGCTGTTTGTGGCCTCATAAAGCGACCTCTTTGTGTACGACCCACCCTTTACGTCACCCACTGCATTGTTCCACACTCCGACATAACCATCACTGTTGCTGCGGCCGATATAATGCCCAGCAGTGTCGCTTTTGTTTCCAAACTCAGAAGGCTTGTGCCAGAACCACGGGTCTACAAATTGATAAGCGTGGGTCTGAGCGTGAGTAGCGTAATTTGAGGCGCTCTTATCCGCCATATACGACCCGGCATTTTGCCCAACGGTAACGATGTTATCACCGGTACCAGTAGTTAGAACGGCCAGGTCTAGCGCCATCCCACTAATACCCCCTGTGTTCGCGTGCAGCACCTCTTGGTTCAAAAGGTTGGTGGCACTGCTATCGAGGACCACGCTAATTTTAGGATTGGATACCCCATCCTGCGCCGCTGCATTAATGGTTACGAGTTGCGCGCTTGTAGAGTTATTGTGATAAATAAGAGCGCCTTTACCCCTATTCACAACAGTTGATGTTCTGGAAGCCATGAGAGCCCTCTATAAAGTCCCGAAGTAAATAAGTTCACCGCTTGAGCGGAATCTGTCTACAGAGCCGGCAGAGCCGCCAAGAGGCACCTCGCCAATGCCATGCACAGTCGCGCCATTTGCCACTGTTACAGTCGAGCCGTCAGCGATGTGGTACAGCTTGTAAAAAATGTGTCCTGACGAAACTGAGGTATCTTCACTGGCATATGAGCCGTGTGTTTCGATAGTCGCAACGTCTGTAATGTGAA